TATTTATTCCGATATTTGTTCTCATACTGTGCTAGAAAACATGGTAACTCTTACATGGAATGTGTTGTTCAAGTGGCTGGGACTGATCAGCCAGCCTCCTTGGATCTACTGGATAGTAGGAACCTTACTGGTCATTCTACCTGTCGTGTGCCTGTACTTATGGCCTAAAGATAGACAACCGTACAGGCATGTACGTAGGCGAAATCATCGCAGGTGGATCGCGGAGTTCGATGACCCAAACTACACGTGGCTTGAGCCCGCTAATAATCCTGACCCTTGGGTACATGACCCTAACAACCCTGAGCCTGTTGATGTCGGGCAAGAAGTCCGTATACGCGAGCGTGTTGCTTGCCCGCGTATTGCTGGCGTCGTAGCTCGAGAGATACGGGCGGAGATGGGATACCCAAAGCACACGGAATCCAATCGCCTTGTCGCCTCAAGGCTAATTACACAACGACTGGAAGCTATGCACGTTCGGAGGGCGGATTATCATCGTGCCCACGTTTACGCGCTGATGCTTACGTTCATACGCTCCAATGATGAGATCGAAGCTATGGATATGATGTCGTCACAGGATGTTGCGCTTCGCGAGTGTGAATTTAATGCGGTGCGCATCGATCCCTCACATGCCCCACGGCGGTACGACTTTGGATTGGGTAAATACGTTAGGCCCAACCACCCTGAGTCAGCAAAATAAGCGGGCTCACATCGTGTGTAGGGGTGTCGTCGAGCTCAATGTTGACCCACCCGTCATTACATGCGCACAGGTGTGGGCCTCCGCCCCCCCCACGACACTACAGCACGATCACAGACACATCTGTGGTGGAATCCCCATTCATGGTTCATAACAATGATCATGATACACTCAAGCATGCTTTACTTGAGCGGGTTTTTTACCACAAAGAGGAGGGGGAGTTCGTAGCCCCCCGCGTACCAGATAAGCCGCTTATCTTCCGAGACCTTCGCAACTTCAGGCTGCAAATCCTGAGAAAAATCGGTAGGTGGTCCCCCTTGTCCCCGTTACAATATGTAATGTGCAGCTATAAGGGCAGACAGCTGAAGACGTATCTCAAGGCATTAGACAGATTGATGCAAACCGGGGTTAAGCGCAAGCACTCATATATGGATTCGTTCGTAAAAGCCGAGAAGAATCCCAAGCCCGTCCCTCGGGTCATTCAACCTCGACGACAGGAGTATAACATAGCTGTCGGAAGGTTTATACGGCAGATTGAACATGTGCTGTATAAGTGCATTCAGCGTGTTTTTCAATCCGATAGTCCCATTGTCATGAAAGGATTGAACGCTGAACAGGTTGGCAGGGCATTTGAAAGGAAATGGTCAAAGTTCACTAAACCGGTTGCCATAGGCCTAGATGCCTCACGTTTCGATCAACACGTGAGCAAACCTGTCCTTCAATGGGAACATTCCGTCTACAATGGAATATTTCGCTCCAAGGAATTGCGCAAACTGCTATCATGGCAGGTGCGGAATAAGGGGTTTGGAAATACCAAAGATGGACGGATAAAGTATGAAGTTGAAGGGTGTAGGATGAGTGGTGATATGAACACCGCTATGGGAAACTGTCTCATCATGTGTGCAATGGTACATGCATACATGGGTGATGTTAGATATGAGTTTGCGAATAATGGCGATGATTGCGTTATAATCATGGAGAAGGAGGATGTGGGAGTATTACAAGGGCTCTCACAGTGGTTTGATCGGCGTGGGTTTATCATGAAAATTGAAGACCCTGTTTACACATTGGAGAATGTGGAATTCTGCCAATGTCGACCGGTATATTTACACCACTCCTACACCATGGTGCGGAACTACCCTACATCGCTGTTAAAGGATGCGATTATCATTAAACCAATGATTAACAAATGGTTGTACCAGCGGTATTTATATACCATTGGAATGGGTGGGCTTGCTCTGACCAGTGGCTGTCCCATCAATCAGGAATTTTATTCCAGGATGATTGAATGTGGGTATCCTAGTATGGTAGACGACCCGTCACTGGATAATGGATTTAAATATTTTAGCAAGGGGATGGAGGCACGATACTACGATGTCACGCCAAGATCCCGGTACTCCTTTTGGTTGGCTTTTGGTATTCTTCCTGATGAACAGGTAGTCATAGAAACGAAGTTCAAGGAATTGTTGTATCAATATAACAAGCATCCATTGGGAACATTTACAAATTCAATCTTACATTATGGTCAAACGAAATAAAAAGCAAAGTGCTTCACGGGGTGGTACACCTAAAGTACCAACACTTAATATAAAACATCAGGCTGCTGTCGATGCATTTCCAGTTAGTGTGGCTGGGACATACACGTCAGCACCCACGAGCAACCAGATACTCATCAAACATTCTGAGGTCGTATGTAATCGATTTCAGGAGGGTGTTATGCTGGGAGCGTATCTTGGGTCGCGTCTTGGTGTAGTTGCTGCCACACTTAGCCAAGTTTTCGAGTATTACAGGTTTCGGAAGCTGCGCATTCGCACCCTTCCACATTCCAGTACTACTGCCACTAACCTTGTAGGCATTAGAGTGGATTGTGATCCTACAGATGCAGTACCTGATTCTTTCAGTGATTTCATCAACGGTGGCCTAGCCGTGGCCGGTGCCGTGTATCGACCATTAACATTGGATGTCCCCATAGCATCTTTGAATGCAGGGGCACTCAATGATGGGTGGAGATACTGTAGGGTGGGGGCGCCTGGTCTGAATGACACAGATCGGCGCTCCACCGAAGCTGGCCAGCTCACCCTATATGCTGATGGGGAAAAAGCCATGCCTGTGCTCGTTGAGTATGAAATGGAATTTAAACAGATACAAATTCAACGAGTACCAAGTGGATCAATAATGGATACTGATCCATTACAGGATGGCACCAAATACGCATATCATAAGGGCGACTGGCCCACAGTGCAGGTGGATGAGAAAGTACCAGCACTCCTAACCATGCCAAATGATATCGAGGTAGCAGCTGGGGCGGATCCTGACTTCGCCCTTATGCGTTTCTTCGATAATTATGAAGGCACGTACTATGAGAGAATGAAAGCTAATCCTGCAACGGTCTCATTCGGCATGAATGAGGCATTGGAGGCCATCACTACACTACAAACAGGACTTGTGAACTCGACCAATGATGCCTTCTTCAGAAACTTAGCAATTAGAGCGATTCCTGGGAATTGGATGCAGCCATTTGGATTGGATGCTACAAATCCCGTCACTCAAATGCTTGGGAAGTTTACTGCTGGAAGGTACAATGATCTTCTTCTCAACTGATGTGGCACAGCACTCTTTACCTGCTGGGTATTACACCCGGGCTGGCAGGGTTTCTCAGCGAGAATATATAGTTTGTAATGAAGCTATAAACCGTC